CTCTCGGATTTATTAAAAGAATAAGCGAATACGATTGGGATAATCGTGCATCCTATAAAGAAGATTGGGATTGGATAACTCACGAGGACCTACCATAATTATGAGTACTCACGACAATGGTTTTACACAGAAGGAGTTATTAAAATTGGTCATTGAGAGATTAGATAGACTAGAAGAAAAATTAGATAACAAGTTAGACAAAGCAGAGTTTTATAAAGTACTAGGGTTAGTTGCTACAGTCATACTGATTGTTGGCAGCTTAAGTATGTAAGGGGAATATGGAAGCAAAGATAAATCTTAACCAGGTATTACAAGGTGGTTTAGCTGCACTTGTAGGGTGGTTATTTAAAACAGTTAATGATTTACAACAACAAGTTACAGCATTGCAAGTAGAAGTAATAAATGCAAACGCAAAAGTTAGTGATGTATTAAATATAATACAAGGTATTGATTCGGAGATTACAGAGATAATCTGGAAGATAGGTGGCTAATGATTTGTGGTTTATGTACAGGAATGTGTAACACTTGTCCGATAAATAACAAGTGATTGAATTATTAATAGTAATGTGGTTAAGTATAAAAAAAAATAAAGGATAATCATGGACATTAAATGTAGAACATATCTAGCTGATAATGGTTATACTAATATAACTATATGTAACTGTAAGTATGGGAGTTACCACTGTGAAAATAATAACTAGAGATATATGGGGTGCTAAACCTAACAAGAAATCTTTTTCTAAATTAGGTGAAGTTAAAGGATTAGTTATTCATTGGTCCGCATATCCTACTGCTGTTGGAAACATGGCAGAGATGGACCAGGTTAAAAAAATACAAGCATTACATCAGAACGATAGAGGTTGGAATGATGTAGCTTATAACTTTTTAGTTGGTGATACGGGACAAGTATATGAAGGCAGAGGATTTGGAAATAGAAGTGCAGCACAAGGAGGTAACAATCGTGAAGAAATTAACTACAACAATAAGCATTATGTTGCTGTGTGTTGGCTGGGTGGCAGCAATCCTACCGACAAACCTTCAGATAAAGCTATTGCAGCTGTCCGAAAACTTTATGAAGAAGTAGGCGGAGAACTAAGACCACACAGTTCCTTCAAACAAACTTCGTGTCCAGGAGATTCTTGGAGACAACACATTATAGAAAAATTATCTACTCCTGTAACTAATGAGGCACCAGATGCTGTCTATATACCTAATTCTTTTGAGGATAAAGTCGATGAGATTCTTGTTATACTTAAAGATATACAGAAGAAATTAAAGTTAGGAAAATTAATACAATGACACCAGAACTTAAAGACCTATTAGAAAAAGTAGGATACACATTTGCTGAAGCATTTGTAGGAGCTATAACAGTAGCACCTCTTGTTAATGTTGATGCTAGTGCAGTTCAGTTAGCTATTATTGCAGGTGCATCTGCAGCTTTAGTAGTAGTTAAAGAGTTTGTAAAGAAAAAAGTATCTACTAAATCTTAATATCATAACCTAGAATCCTACTGTTATATGTGTATAATAGTTATAACAGGGAGGTTAATATATGGTAAATATTCCAGAAGAATGGGGTAATAACTTTTATAAGTCTGGCTGGAAACCAGGTTACGACATCAGTGAAACTACTGGTCAAGGTGAGCTTACTCATGTAGGCACTGACCCAAACTTTAGAGAAAAGTTTGATGAGATACTTCGAGACTGGGGATTTGACCCAGAAAAATATGAGATAGATGGTTCAGTTCGTGCATCATCTTGGAACACGCAGCTTAAAGGTGGAACAGTTGAAACCTTCTTTGCATTTAAAGGTGTAGTTAAAAAGAAAAATCCAGGTCAAGATAAATACTTTAAAGAGTTATTTAAACAAGCAAAGAAAAGACCGCCGCTTAAACCTAAAACATTCGGAGGTGATACAGCATTCTGTTTCTTTATGAGTGACTGGCAGCTGGGCAAGAAGGACTACGGAGTTGAGAACACTATTAAAAGATATGACATAGCGCTGCAAGATTCAGTAAATAGAATTAAAGAGCTGCGTAAGTCTGGTGTAAAGATAGATGAGATTTACATGATAGGATTAGGTGACCTTACTGAAAACTGTACACCTTACTTCTATGAATCTCAACCACATAATGTAGAGTTAAATCTTATTGAGCAGTACGCGTTAGCAAGAAGCATGATGATGAAAACTGTCGAGACATTCTTACCGCATGCTGATAAATTAATTTTGGCAGGCGCTCCAGGTAACCATGGTGAGGCATCCAGGACCAGCAAGGGTCAAGTTGCTACCAGTAGATTAGATAACACTGACACTATGCACCTTGAGATTTGTCGTGAGATAATGGCAGCTAATCCAGATAGATACAAGAAGGTAGAAGTAATAATACCTAAAGGATTTCACCAGGTTATGACCATCAAAAATATACCTTGTGCTTGGACCCATGGACACATGAGCGGTGGCGGCGGGAACGCAGAAGCTAAGATAGAGAACTGGTGGAAAGGTCAGATGTACGGATTCTTACCAGCTAAGGATGCACAGATACTTATTACTGCACACTACCACCACTTCAGAGCTAAACAGCAGGGTGATAGAACTTGGTTCCAGGCACCTAGCTTAGATAAAAGCTTAGACTTCACAGCACGTAGCGGTCTCTGGTCCCATCCAGGTGTACTAACATTCACTATAAATAAAAAGGGTTGGGATAATTTAAAGATTGTATAAAGAAAACCTACACCAGGGCAATAGTGTAGGTCTCTTCTTACTTAGCTACGAAAGGAAGCTAAGTTAAATGTCTCCTCTGTTGCAGTCATAACATGTCTCTGTGTCACCATCTATAGGTTTTATATCTTTACATAGTTTGCAATAGAATTCAGCAATGTTACCCATCGGACAAATCAAAGTCCTCTTCGGGGTCGTTATGTTTATTAATCATAACTTTAGATACCATATCAAAAAACTCTGATGAGTTTATATCAATGGCTGGTCCATCGAATGGATTGTTTCTTTTTTGTTTAGACATTCTCCTCCTCGTAATTACCAACAGGTTCTTGAAACTTAGGGTCACCATACGCATTGATTAAACCTAGTAAGTATCCGCATACTTCATGGCTTACATCTTGCTCAATAGTATCTGAATTGGTAACCATCAGCATAAGATTTCTAGCAATAGCATGGACCCTGGGATTGTTAACCTCCCACATAGGAGATTCTTTTATAGCATCTTCTATTAACATGTCCAATACCATGACTACTCCTCCTCTTGTACTGGTTTAACTTTACCTAATGTAATCTCAACAGCAGCCATAATACCTAACAGCTGTAATGATTGGTCCTTCTGAATTATTGTATGCTCTTTAAATACTGGAGAACCTTCTTTGGTTTTCCTTGATAGTATCTCTTGTAGCAATTCTAAATCAGTCGCATCTTTTAATTGTGGCATAATTTCCTTTCCTTACTTAGACTCTGACATAACAAAAAGGTTACTAGGTGGTTCATACATATACATAGCTACTTGTCCACTGTGTTGATGGTCCCACCATTCGTGGTCATTACATGGGCGACTATGTATTATATGTCCCATCTTTCTTAAGTCTCTTATTCTTTGTGAGTACGTAGGTATAAACATCTTCTGAAATGTTATAGCGCATAACCAATCTCCGCCTACTCTACGTATTGCTTTAAGCTCTTCTAATATCTTGCCAGCTTGCGAGTCTTTGGATGGCTCCTTGACTCGCTTCTGACTTAGTGCTGCTGGACTAGACATTCTTTAGTTTGTCTATCCAAGTCGAAGCATCTCCTTGTGTGCCTGTCCCGCTATTAAGGAACTGCTTTGCCTCTGCAGCTAGGTCATCTTTACCTTTATCAATAGCTTGATTGATTAAGGTCTCGATGAAGTTTACTTGCCCATCACTAATTGGATTTTGTTTCCATGGTCCGTCTGGTATGTCTGCCATATCATCTTCTCCTACTACTACCACATCATCTGTGTTAGATTTTTCTATCTCTTGTACATCATCAAGATTTTCAATGATGCGGTTTACAACATCAGAGTTGCCTTCTCTTGCAGCGAACTCTTCTTTATGCTTCTTTATATAATCAGAAGCAACTGTTATAAATTCTTTTTGGTCACTCTCTGTATAGTCTGTTACTTTGTCTGGTGTACCAGCTTTGAGTTTCATTCTAGCTACAGAAAATTCCCAAGTTCTTGTTGCAAAGTTCTTGTCTTTACCACACATGTCAAGGATGATTTCACCCATCTCATTCTTAGAAGGGGATGTCATTGTCTGTTGTGGTGTATCTTTTTTTTTAGGTGCAGCTGCTGGTTTAGGTACAACTGAATCATCTCCTGTTGCCTTCTCCATCTCTTGTCTGCTTGGTCTCTTAGCTGAACCCTGGAACTTCCAGTTAGCTAATGCTCTACCTATAGCAGATGTCTCGCAGTTTTCTACCCAGCTATTTTTATTAGCACCATTCTGTCCCTTGTACTCCTGGGCTAGTCCAGTGCTTACTGGATTGATGTCCTCTTTATGTTCATACACATACGCATGAACTATTATCATGGTTCCATCATCTGATATTTTTACTGGTTCGGTCCAGACTCTACCTTCGGGGTGTGCTTTATAAAAAGCATCTAGTCTATCTTCTACTTCTAAGTAGTCGTTACTATTGTACGCCATTCTTTATACCTCTTTCCTTCGCTATTGTATAGACATGCTTCCTGGATATACCAGCACTTCTAGCAATCATTGAAGCTGTCATCTTGGTTTCATTTCTTTTATTGAAGAGATAAGTTATCATTGTATTTCTTATGCCTGTATCTTCCTTAATCTTGGTAGATAGTTCCATAAGTTCTTTTAACATTAGCTCTTCATAACTTGGTTGACTCATAGTTCAAACACATCTATGAAACATTTAGTACATAGTTTAGTTTTGGCTACTTTAGGTACCTTGACACCGCATTCACTACAAACACTTCGGTTCCTCTTACCCATCTTGCCTTGTTTGACTTGGTCTTGAATAAACTCTTTGACTGAATTATCGATAGAGATATCTCCACTACCCATGTCAGCAATCAATTTGTTTAGACTGTCATCATCCCATATAGGGTCACTCATAGTATTCCTTCCTTTAATATTTAG